GATGTAGGGGGTGTAAGTGCAACAGCAAATCCAATAGCTAATAGTTCAGGCTCGGTTACAAACCAAGCTATTCAGGTATTACAAGGTCCATATATTACTAACCAATATGGTGGGGGTATTGCCTGTCAAGGACCGACTGCTAATATCACACCATTTATTACTCATGCTCGTAATGAGAAACATCCATTTGAGACACATTATATGGAACCTCAATATGACAATAGAGATTTTAATGGTCAGTTAGTAGAGACTCAAAAGGTAGTAAAGAATTGGCCGTGGGAACCACATTATGATAATAGAACATATACGAATACTGCTGGAGAAACTGTTCGTGCCTATGAAGATGGTGCAGACATGACTATCATTGTTATGGAAATGCAGGGTGATGGTGTCCCTGATAATCCAGGCCGTGAACTCTGGCAGAAACCAGTGAGAACTGGTGATACTAGAAACTACAGCACAAGCATTGGATTGTCTGCAACACTTTCTTTCCCACTTGATGGTGGATTGCAAGAACGTTGTAAGCAGGCAGCAGATACTCAGATACAAATGCAACAACAATTAATTGCCAATAAGAGATTAGATTTTGAGATAGCGAGACTTAAAAATTGTGGTCAGTTGATGCAGGCGGGAATTAGTTTCCACCCCAGAAGTCCTTATTTTAAAATATGTGCCGATGTCGTAGTACAAAATGTTAATACCGTCAAGCAACATCGTCATACTATCCCTTCGGTTTCAGTGCCGAACGTAGGACCTTTATCGCACGGTTCCGATCACGTTGTTCCGCCTTCCTCTCAGTCGCAGACAATACCGGGGGTTTCTTACCCCGTAAGGCAGCAATCTTCTTCACCACTTTCTTCGTCACAGGTTTCACCACTTTTAACAAAAGATCAGCAAGAGGTTTTGCAAGCAGTGCCGAGGTCGTTGCCACCACAGCGATAGATGCAGTAACAGTTACAGCACCCGGTGATGGCAAGTTAGCAACAATCTGATCTGGTATATTTAAATTTTCAAATACAGGAAGACATTCTTTACCTACTGTCTCATACCTGACTATCTTTTTATTGTTTTCTAATACTTTTCCTACAGGATTCTTTAACTCTTGCTCTCTCGTAGGACACTTTGCTACTTCTGCCTCAGTCTTAGGAGTTGGTGGTGCTTCAGGAGTTGGTGGTTTTTTAGTTTCTGGGGATTTAATAGGTGGGGGTGGTGGAGACTTTGTTGTTATCTCTAACTTGTTTGGATCATAATCTATTGGACTGAAACTAGGTGTTCCTGCATCACAGAACACTTGGACGCCATCTCTATCTTCTTCTTTGAGTGTTTGATTCTCACTACTATCTCTGTGAGACTCAACACATCCAGGTATATTAACAATAGGAACACCCACCTGTGTAGTCACGGGTGGGTATATTGGCATTGCTGCAGGCGGAGTTTTTAACCAGTCAGGTGTATCGTTAATAATCAAATTACTAACTTGATTAACTCCAATATCAATATTACCTAACTGGATTTCTGGTATCATTATAAGTTCTTAATTATTATAAAAATTATAATCCTGTAGCATTGCAAAAAATCTCATTTTCATTATCATAAGTAATTCCTGTTCGTGTGAGGGTCTTCTAGGAGACCCTGGCCAAGTTTCTAAAGCAAAAGAAAAATGTTCATATAATGCACGAACTTCATCTATACCAAGTGTCATTTCTGTGTACCATTCTCCATCTCCAAGAGAATAATCATCCAGATCAGATGTGTCCACTAGTTAATCTTCCAAATACTTTTTAATAACTTCCAGACGTTCTTCTTCTTTTGCAATCGCATCAATTTGATCCTGGATTGCACCAAGCACATCTGGGTGCTCACCAATGCCAACTGGATTGACAAGATAAATTTCAATATTCATCTTTGCTTTTTTAATGTTCCCAATAGCAAGTGCCTTGAGAGCATCTAACATTTCTCTTCTCATAATAGAATTGCTCCAATAATAAATCCTTTTCCAAATGCAAGACAAAGCATCTGATAATCAGTCAAGTTAAACTTGTCCTGAATTTTATTTGCCATTGCCTTATCCCAATCTTTAATTTTAGTCAACAAGCGTACCATGTGCCCTCCTAATTTCTCTAAGTGCTTCTAAGTTCATGTCCTTTGTTCCGCCATCATATGGATGAGCATAACCTTGCTCAATCATTTGTTCGTTGAGGGACACACTGTCGTCCCCAATGTAAAGCCAACCCAGAAGACGACCATATTTACCGACACCACCAACAAGTTCAGTCCTAACAGACAACTCATCATCACCAGCCAAAGTACTTTCAAGTTTCGCTTCAAGCCAGTTGGTTGCGTCGATTCCAAGTGCCTTCTCCTCTAGATTTTTCGTCCTCTTCTCTGGCGTATCAACTCCTGCAACTCTAACTCTTTCTTTCTTGTATAGATCAAACCCGAGGTCAATAGTAACATCAATAGTATCACCATCAAGGACACGATTGATCTCCGTCACTCGGAAGTTGTAGCAGCTCTTCCTGCTGGGTGGAACCATAGCGCCCATCTTCTAACTCCGTATATGATATCTTTAATATGTATATAACATAACCCAGTGCCAATCCGACAGCAATGATTACGCACAAAATCACAGACCATACTGGATCATTTGGGTTGACATGAGGATTTAGTAGTAAATTCATTTTTTAAACCCACTCCTATGTGGTAGGGGCCAAGTAATATGCATTGCAAAACACAGCAATGAAACAAAGGAAAACACGAATATTGCGCTCATAATTCTATATTATTATTCTTTATATTTCTGAGGATTCTTGAGAGAATCACTACAATAATATGCTATGGGAGCAAGCATTAATACGCTCCCACACTCAATTATCAAAGGGTTTTGTCCGATCCAATGTGCAAATTGAGGGATCATTTTATATACTTCTTAGTATATCTTATCTATTCAATTAGCGTCTATTTTTCCCACTTTTGTCATGACTTCATGACCTTAAAATGCTAACAATCGTTAAACACAGAACCAACGGTAGATCCTGCTGCAGAACCTATTCTACCTCCTAAAAGTGATACCCAACCAGCTGCTAACCATCCAACATATGGAATTCCAATCACAGCAGGAACACCGACTCCAGCAGCAATACTACTTCCTGCCATCGCACCTTGTGACCGTGCTCCAGCGTCCGCCACGATACACTCTATTTCTTTTGCAGACTTTCCCTCGCCGTCTCCAACGGCACCTCCTATATTTCTAGTGCCATCCATAGTGAATTGATCTTTACGCCACTCTCTTCTAACTTCATTAGTTTTTCCACCAAAGAATCCACTCTTATTTTTATCTAAAGATAAGGATTTTTGGGACTCAAGAACAGCAGGGTCGTTTGCTTTATACTCTACACTATAACCTTCTTTACCTGCCTCAATTTTATATGAGGAATAATCTCCCCTAGGGAAATTAATAACTGGTGCTTCTGGCACTCTGGTTGCTGTGATGATGTGTCCCAGAACACCAATGTGTGCTACGGCAACAACACCACCAACTCCCAATGCAGTCCATTTAAAGAAGGTCATAAGATTACATGGTAGGTTTTACAGGTGGTTCATCATCATTAGTGATGAACTTAATTGGTGCTTGCTCGACACGAATAGTTTGAGCAGGTGCAGTTTGTGCTGCAGCTGCAATCAATCTTTCCATATCTGCTTTACTGATACCACCAATGGGAGCTCCACCATTTCCATTGCCACCTTTCTTTGCTGCCTGAACTCCGAAGGTAGCTAAAACTCCGGTGAAGACGCTGGCGATAAAAGTTGGATCTAGCTTTTGCTCTGGAATACCGAGTACGGGTGGTAGTTGAATATACGCCAACGTGAGTATTCCGCCACTCCAAACAAGGATGCCGAGCCTAACAAAAGTAGACAGAATATCAAGCTGTTCTTCTTTGTCACTTGCGGCCTCCTTCATTTTTCCAAGAATACCTTTCTTCTTGGGTTCTTCTTTCTTTACTTCTTCAGGCATTCCATAGAAAGCAACGCATCTCTATTTAGAGATAAAATTATTTTCTTCTAACCACTCTCTGGTCATTGGAGTTGGTTCATAGTCATTCCACATACTACCACGAGCACATGATTCTAGTGCTGCCTGAGTCATACCTTCAGTTTTACCTGCCCAAGTTGCTTCCTTCTCCCATGGTTGTGCAGAGACTGGATAAGTACGTTCTACCAACTCTTGCCACATCATAGGAACTTCTTCCTCTGGTTTGATAATAGCAATCATACTATTATCAATAGTTCCTGCCATACAATCCTGTGCAGCGTGCCATCCTTCATGACGCATCACACTCATGAGAACATGAGGACGACCCATAAATCTTTTGTTCAAAAAGAAATTATTAGAGACAGTATGATATACACCACGATTACCGACAGGGAAATATTTCTCATCAGCAAGATATACTTTGACACCGATTTGATTCAGTGAAACAAGCATGTTGTTAAACTCATTAGCAACAGGATAGAAAGAATCTGTGTTGTCATACTGAGAAGAAACATCTAGAAGAGAAAAAACTTCATCTACATCATCAGTACACTCTTGAAGAATCATACATCCCATAGAATGCATAGTGAAGTAATCTTCATCTTTAAGAGGATCTGCAATTGCAGCAGGGACAGCAAGACATGCTGCCATCAAGGCCATAATAATTTTTTTCATA